GAAATGATGTATCTTCACCTATTTTGTGAGCCATTGGTTCTTCCTTTTTTTCTATATTTAGTTGTTGGTCATTTAGTGCTTCTGCTACTTCATCAACAGTAACATATTCTAATTCAATTAATATTTTACCTAATGGTACTGACCTGTCATAATTAATAGCTTCTTCTGCTTGTTTACTTAATGCAGATGTTAATTGCTTCTTATTTATATAACCTTTTAATAATAATAAATCACCTATCTTCATACTACTACCTTAAATATTGTTTTGCCTACGTTTAGTTTTTCGTGGCTCTTTGCATTATATGATTCTAATGATTTTTCTATATCATACATATCATCAGAATAGTTTTGTAAATCAACTTTAATACCATCTCTATTACCATTGTCATAAAATATATAACAGTTCTGTGATGCTCTGCCTGATAGGTTTAATGCTTTCTCTGAATAGTCATTAGCACCTACCATACTACTTGATCTGCTAAAATTATCACCTACTCTTGCAGAATGTATATGTCCAAATATCACATAATTAATATCTATACCTCTTGCTCTATATCTTCCCATAATTTGTGTTATGCTTGTATCTATTCCTTTTTTAATGCTTCCGTTACCATGTAATACCAGTAAGTTCTGTCCTGCTACTTCTACAACTACTTCAGTAGGGTCGCCATCAACAAATGCAATATCAGTATCTCTAAATATATATCTTAATGTTTGAAATATAGTGTAATCATAATTATCTGAAGCAATATTACCTGACCAGCCCCAATCTTTCTTTACTCTACTCTCATTACCTGTTACCATAGCCACAGAAACGTTAAAATTGCTGTTTAAATCCATTATTACTTGTTGTAGTATATCAACTGCTAGGAACGTAGCTTTTGCTCTATTTGTAGCCATATTTAAAAGTTCATCTAATCTTCTATCTGAATTAAGCAAATCACCTGATTGCACCATAAGCACATTAGTTACACCAAATGCTTTGAAATATTTAGTAGCTTGATTTACAAAGTGTTTACATCTTTTAGAAGCTACTGTAAAGTCATATTTGTTGTGTGGCAGATCAACTAATTCGTTAAAGTGAACATCACTAAATTGTATAACACCTACACAGCTAGTTTCTTCACTATGTTTTTGTGTATATGTTGATAACTTATATTTGTCAAAAAGCCTTGTTAATTGTTTTGTGTATTCAGAAACTGCATTTTCTACTCTTGCATATTCCCTGAATGATTTGTTTTGGATTCTATTTCTGTCTTGTGCTGATTGCTTTTGTTTAGCTAGTCTTACATTTTCTTGTATCAATTCAAGATTTTCAATAACATAAACAGACTTATGTCCACATACATTACATTCATATCTTTGTCTGCCTTTTTCAAACCCACATTTAATTAGATTTGGTGCAAAGCAATTTTTACAAAACATATATTATTCCACTTTAGCCATTCTATCACTTAATTCTTTAGCACGTCTTGGTGTATCGTTTCTTGCCCATTTACTATCTAGCATTTCTACTGAAGCCATTTGATAGTCTTTATTTGATATATATTTGATTGTTTTTTTGAACTTGCTAAATGCAGATACACCTAACTGATAATTCATATTCATTACTATATCTTTTACTTCTTGAGGTGCAGATAAAAACCAACTATACCTTGTAGATAATGTGTATTTAAGGTTTTCTAAATCTTCTTCTAACCATTCAGTAGCTTGTTCTTCTGTTACTTGTAGATATTTAATTCTTTTACCATATCCAATAGTATCATAACCTGCTGTACATTTATACACAACGGAACTAAACCCTTCGTGTTTTTTAATGTCATCTATTAAAGCCACTTATTGTACTTCTATACCAAATACAAATGTAAGATCACTAGCTGCAAAAGTTTCTGCACCACCTACTGAAGCAAAGAAATATACAGACGTTGAATCTTCTTTAGCTTGTAGCATTAATGGTAGTGATGATACATTTTCATCTGTTTTTGCATTAAATAAACAAGTGCTACCCATATCTTTCCAACTATTTGTTGGTGCTTCTATATAGCCTAATTGTTTTGCGTGTCCTGTGTTTGCTGATGAAACGTCCATTGCATTATTAGCAACACCCATACCTCTAGCTGTTTGTTGAAAGTACATTGTCATTGGTGTTACATCACCTTGCTTATTTGTTATAGCAACACTAACTAATTTAGAACAGCCACCATTACCTAATACTGCATCAGGTATTTCAGTTGCATCAAATAATATATCACCATCTGCATAAGCACTCGTGTCTAATGTTGGTGTAACCCTGATAACTCTAAATTTACTAAAATTATTAGACATTATTTACCTTCTTTCTTTGTAGCTTTAGGTTTAGCTTTTGGTTTTTCTTTTTTAATTTCATTACCTTTAGCATCACATTCTATAAATCTAGCTTTTAAATCTTCTTCATTATGATACTTGTGCATTTGCACTATAACACCATTAGGTTTTTTAAAATATCTTTCCATATAATTTTTTCTCCAAGTTATGCAAAGGTGGTATATCCGACATACCACCCTTGCGTTGTTTTGCCTAATTAAGACTTAAGAAACATCTGATAAAATATAAACACCAAATGCGTCTTTTATTTCAACTTCACCCCAGAAACCAACTGCTACATATTCTGTGCTTCTGAAAGATGCGTTTCTTTCTGTTTCGATTCTGAATAATCCTTCAGGCCCAACTGCTAATCCAACTGCACCTTTAGAAAATGCAAAACCTGCTGCATCACCACCTGATGAAACATCTTCATCAATTTGATCTGACCAGTACACATTAAAACCTGCTATTGTACCAATCATACCAGTAGCCATAGCTTCTTCACCTTTATCACCTAATAAAGATAATGGTTTTGCGTTAGAACCTGTTACTGCTGCATCATTAGTTAAAGCGATCAATCCTTTTGGCCCCCACACCTGCTTTGGTGATAAAACCAAGTTGTATGGGAAAGGAGCACCTGCTGCTCTTAACTGACGCATAGAACCAAAGATATGTGATAAAGCAAGTGTAGTACCTGCACCACATTCTGTTTGTGAAAATGATTTACCTAATTCTACTAGGTCATCATCTAGTTTAGCAGCAACTGCATTACCAAGTATTTGTCCTACGTTACCTGTTAGATCATCTGCGTTACCCATTACTGCTAAATCGGTTACGTCTGCTCTGATAACGTGTTCACTTACTGTTGCACTTCTTGCTGCTGTTGTTATAGATGTTACTGTACCATAGTCAGAACCATCTGTACCTGCACCAACACTACTTGATGCTATTTTTGTATAGTCAGGAAATTGTACTGTGATAGCACCTTTTACTGCTTGTTTTGATGTTACTAAAGGTAGCATAACGTTTGTATGGTTAAATGCTATTACAGCATCACCAATAGTTTTTCCTAATCCACCTTGTGCTACACCTGTATCTGTTTCAGCCATTACTGGTTACCTCTTTAAAGTGTCTTTCAACTGCTTGTTAGCCTTCATTTTGACACCAATCACTATGTGATTTCGGTTAATTTTGTTCATAAGGTTTCTTCAATGTTCCCTTACCAAACCCTGCAAACGTACCTAAAGAATTAGATGTTAATGATTTACCTTCTTGTGTTCTAGTAACTCTTGATTCCATCTCATCAATATATTCATCAAAAGTCATCTTTCCACCTTTGTAATCAACATCAACATCACCATCTTTTCTAGGTTTCAAGGTCATATCATTATTAGGATCAAAATCTACATTACCTAACTTGCTATGTTTTTTAATATCCAATCTTTATACCTTGTCCTTGTGGTGTTTGATTAGCCTTTTTATAGCCTTCAGGGTCTTTACTTGCCCATTCAGCATAAGAACTATAACCTCCCATTTCATTTGCTTTGCCTGTTGTGGCTCTAGCAGTTGAAGTAGAAGGTGCAGAAACATTAGTAACCTTATTTACATAAGTTTCTAGTTTATTTAAATCACTCAAACCTTCTGCTATTGATTTATCTTCATCAGTAGTTAATTTACCCATTAATGATTCTCTTTTATCAGTTTGGTACGAGTTCCATTGTTCAGCTTGACCTTTAAAAGAATTACGTTCTTGTGTCATCAAATCAAGTGCTTCTTTCAGCTTTCCATCTTCAACTAATTTAGCTTCAGCCTTTGATTTGTTATCTGCGTTCATCTTATCAATCTGTGCCTGTAACTTACCTACCTGATTAGCCATATCATTTTTAGCTTGATTGACTTCTTGGAATCTATCATAAGGTACATTCTTTTGACTAGCTTCTGTGCTAGGATTTGTTTCAGTATTTTCATTACTGGTAGTTTGAGTTTCTACATTTTCATTTGACATATTTAACCTCTTTTGTGAGTTTTTATTGAAAATTCTTAATTATAATATAATTTTATAATTGTAAAATAAAACAATTATTTTTTTCCTATTGTAATTGTTTCAGTTTTATCAGGCCCTAATTTATTTTCTATATACTTATCAGCTTTGTGATTTAAATATTTTAGTATGCCTTTTGGTAATGGCTGTGATTCAGTTGTTAATTCTCTGCCATTATCAGCTAAATGTTCAACTCTTTTTCCAAACGTACTCCAACCAAACGTAACACCATTTTTACCTGTTTCAAAATATGATCCAAAATCATTTAACAACTGGCCTGTCAATACTGGTGCTTTGCTGTTAGCATACTTACTACGTTGTCCTTTAAATTTGTTTGCCCTTTTACGTTCACCATACTCTTTGCTATACCCTTTAAATGACCTGCTATTAACATCTCTAGCTTTTGCAAATATATGCTTTCTGTATTTATCCCTAATGTTAGGGCCTTCTTTATCCCAAAATTTTTTATCCAGCATCAGCTATTTCCTTTGCTTCTTTTTCTTCATAAAATGTTGTGCCTTCTTCACTTGCTACTTCCCATTTATGTCTGCAATTAAAACCACCACCATTGACTAATGTTTCACGCCAACCTTTATCTATTATTTGTTGTTTAGTTAGCCTACCTGCTCTAATGTATTTTAAGCACTCATCTCTAGTTTTTTCATCAGCAGGGCCTATATAAACAAACTTTGTATTATTTGGTGCAGTATCCATCATTTGGTTTGTTACTACTCTGCTATAAGAATTAAGTGTTGTATTAATCAATGTTTGTATTTGTGCGTTTGATATACTTGTTTGTGATACGTTTTGTATTATTTGTTTTGCTGTTAGTCCTGCTTGTAAACCTTTAACAACTTCAGTTCTTATATGTCCTGATATTGTATTAATAATACTCTTATCAAACATTTGGTCATTTAATTTAACTAATGATGTTAGTGTATTAGGATCAACTGATGCAAAACCTATAGTGCTTTCTAATACCTCACGATGTGCATTTGCATATACTGCAGTAGCTTTTTGTAGCTTTGCTTTTAAAGTACCTTCTACATCTAATGCAAACAAACTATCTACATAACCTTGCAAATTTACATCATCAACATCTATGCCTAACTTATATAAATCTGCTATTAACTCTGCTTTAGCCTTATCAACTAAATCTGCTATTATTATTGCTGTATTATCTATTTGTGATTGATTGGCCATTATACTATATCAGATACTTTTTTTGTTTTCTCCCACATCTTGCAACTCCAATATCTTGCTTTAGTTTTATCTTTAGCTGTATCGCATTTGTGCCTAGCCCTAAATGATTTACGTTTAGCATCGCTAAAGCGTTTAATTGATAAATTAGGATCACCAAACATAACCTTTTTAACCTTATCGCCATCTTTGACGTAAACTTTAAACTTCTTTCTGCCATA